CCAATTGGTGCCGGTAAGGACGGTCAGGACTTTGGTCATTTTGAAGTTATCCATAGGGATATGTCTATCACTGATTTTGTCAATTATGCTATTGAGTTCGCTCAGAAGCACATGGCAGAACAGCAGACAATTGTTGAATCCTTCTCGGATGCTTCAGACATTGTACATATCTGTAGCGAATGCAACAAGTGTGTTGAGACTTGCGAGTGCTGCATGGACGATATTCCTGATTTGGTACTGGAGTCAGACGATGATGAGGACGAGGTAGAGGTTGACACCTCTGCGATGACCCCAGATGAGAAGTTACAGCATGAAATGGCAGTCGCTCGTAAGAACATTGCCAAGTTGAGAGCTGTAAAGACCAAGTTTGAGTCTGCAATCAAGGCTAGGAACGCTATCCATGATAAGGATTCTAAAGCTCGTAGTCTTCTTCTTAAACTCAAAAGAGAAGAGACTGCCCTTCGAGAGTGGAATTTGCAGGCTAGGACAAAGTTTGGTGTTCGTAAAGTTGTTGGTGGCACAATTGGTGGTGACACTAGCGACTTGGTTGGCGTTGAGTCTGATTACCAACCACACTTTGGAGATAGATTGGCTCGTCAGTTGAAGAATAAGGCTGGCAAATACAAGCACAAGATCCAGACTACTCAGCTCGTTTACGAGTCCAGGGTGGAGGATATGGCTATTGATGCTGTGTTAGCACAACTTAAACTTTATGAAGAGTCACCTTTCTCGTGTTGGACGAATTGGATTCCAGAACAATGGATGGATAATGATTGGATTAAGGCCACCATTATGACTATGGGTGAAGATATTATTGGAACCGATGTGAAAGACTATATAAAATTAGTTTTAGCTGGCAATTTCTTCGTTTCACTACCACTACTTTTTACAATAGGGGTAGTACCGACTGCTATATTATTATGTTGTAGCGCAGTTTATTTTAGCGTTACTTTTGCTACAGTAGTTGAGACGAAGAAAACAGCGTACTTGGAACGCTTGAAGGGGGATCGTGAAGCCCTACCAGCATGTTTCAAGTCCATGCGTGACGAACACGTTAAGTACGCATGTGGCCTTTTTGCAGGTCTAGCAGTTCTTTATGGAGCTGTTAAGACTTACAAAGCTTTGAGGGCGAATATGTCTGTGCAAGGTAATTTGCAACCGCGCACAGTGGCTGAAATTCAAGCTCGTGATGCGGAGGAGTGTATCTGGGCAAAACCTGAAATTAAACCCTTGGACAATAAGGGAAGTTTCGTGAATCAGGATTTTGCATGGAATGCTCTGCGCAATCATCTTTTCATTTATGAAATTGATGGAGACACCTGCTTGGCTTTCTACTACTGGACCAAGTATTTTGTGGTCCCATATCACACGATGCCCGAAGAGCCTACCAAGGCAACGCTAAGGGGTCCTGGCGGGACTCTCAATTTTATCTTAGACCCAACTATGGTTTATAGGATACCAGGAAAGGACTTAGTTATGATTTATGTTGGATCTGGTGGACCTACGAATCATATGGGAAAGCACTTTGAGGAAGATCATGTTAGGCACCCTATTACGGTTGCTATTCATGGATTCCAGGGTAAAGGACATGTTACGGACATTGGTTGGTGGAACCATGTTAGTGATGCTAGTAATGGTCCGTACACTTTCCCCGGATCGTACTACACTTTGCGGAATACAACCACAAAACCAGGGATGTGTATGTTCCCTTTGGTAAGTGATTCTATTGAGAAGAAAATTGTGGGTTTCCACATTGGTGGTCGAAACGGAACTAGGGATGGAGTTGGAGTTGCTATTACCTCACCCGAACTGGACCGTGCTGTGATTGAGGTCACGGCGTTGAGCCCAACACATATTCCTCCTCCCATAACCAAGGACATAGAGGAAACTATATTAGGAAAACATTTTGCCATTTCCAAAAATGTGCATTATAAATGTGGAACTAATTTCCTCCCTGAGGATGCCACACTAACTGTATATGGCTCTGTTACTGGGCGGTCTACGATGCATTCTGATGTCGTACCTACGCCCATTTCTGACACAGTGGCCAAGGTAACTGGTGTGCCCAACACATGGAGTGGTCCTGCTTTCAAGCAGCCATTCGTCAATGAGAAGGGTCATACCGATAGTGGCACGTGGATCCCTTGGTATGAGACGTTGAAGCATGCAGCTCGGCCCTCACCTGGGCTTCCCCAATCCGCATTGAACTTTGCGATGGAGGATTATCTCTCAGGTCTTCGCGAAGTTTTCGATGCTAACGCATCATATTGGACAAACCAATTAGCCCCTCTCACGGACCAGGAAACTATATCTGGTCGCGACGGTGAAAGGTTTATAGATGCTATGGTTTCGAGTACTTCTGTTGGTTATCCTATTGGAGGCCCTAAGTCTAAGTACTTGGAAGAGTTAGAACCTACCGAGGATCATGCTTGCCCGAAGCAGTTTACTCCTGAGGTCCAAGCGTACATCTACAAGGTGTTAACGCAAGCGGATGCCAATGAGTCATTAAATCTCATATTTGGAGCGAACTTGAAGGATGAGCCCAGGAAAGTCAATGAGACTAAAGTAAGAGTCTTTGAAGGAGCACCTCTTGTACTCCAGTTTATCATTAGGAAGTATTTCCTCCCGATAGCTAGATTCTTATCTGTGAACCCATTGATTGCGGAAACGGCTGTAGGTATCAACGCTCATGGTCCCGAGTGGCATGAATTAACGGAATTCATTGCGAAGTTCGGTGACGATAAAATTGTGGCTGGCGATTATAAGAAGTACGATGTGCGTATGCCAGCACAACTTACCCTTTCTGCGTTTGCAGTGATGATGAAGATTGCTAGTTGGTCCGGTAGATACTCGAAGGCAGATTTACAACGTATGCGAGTAATCGTGCACGAAGTATGTACGCCATTAATTGCTTATAACGGAACATTAGTGCGTTTCCATGGCACTAACCCCTCTGGGCAGAATATGACAGTATACATTAATAGTATTGTAAATTCTCTCCTATTCAGATATTGCTTCTTCACGGTGTATCCACCAGAAGATCTAGGTGAACTAGGTAAGAAGGTGGGATTAAATAGACCAGCACGATTTAGAGATGTCATGTCCCTTATTACATATGGGGATGACGCAGCGTGCGGAACAGACAAAAACTGCGATAGGTTTAACCACGTAGTTATGGCTAGTATCCTTCGGGAAATTGATATCACATTTACCATGCCCGATAAAACATCAGATCCTAGACCGTATATGTCCTTGCGTGAATTAGATTTTCTCAAAAGAGGCTTTAGGTGGGAACCAGCCTTGAATAGATATGTTGGACCGTTGGCGGAAGAATCTATTATGAAATCATTGCATGCCGTAGTGAAATCAAAGGCGCTTACTCCTAAGGAGGTAGCGTGTCAGAATGTTGACGGTGCTTTACGTGAGTGGTTTTTCCATGGCCGTGAAGTTTTCGATAAACGTTTGGCGCAGATGAAGCAAATAGCTGAAATAGAAGATCTGCCATGCACGACATTGAATCAAGACTTTGATGAGCGCGTTGTTCGTTGGAAGGAAAAATATGGTGTTGAAGATGAGAACTATCAACCGCATTCTGCTAGTGAATCAGATGACAGTGGTTATACCATCGATTGTGATTACTGGGGGGATTCTACGGTAAGTGAAGTAACTAATCCGACACCGGTTTCCCAAGAACAGACAATAGTCAACTACGTAAAGTCTATGTTAGGTAGGCCAGCATATGAAGAATATACTATTATTTCAACACAATGTGGCCAAGGAGACTTAGCCTATATCACTGAGGAGGCTGTATTAGTCATCGAGTGTAAACGCGTTGTTGGACGCGAAGGGATGATGACCAAGGTCGTGCAGCAAGCTGTGCGCTATACTAATATTTGGAGCGCGATCTTCCCT